GGTGCAACTGCAAAATCAACCGTTACGGTATTTTCATTTGTTATTTTTACGTCTGCCTCTACTTGTGCAAAAGGAGACAAGGCCTCAAATATTTGAACAGTTACATCTGTTGTTCCCAGTGAATGTGTCACTGGATGCGTAGTAGATGAAGAAGATAGAACCTCTGCATATTTTCTTGCAATTGAATGATAGTTTGTACCATTATTAGTTAGAGTCCACTTGTCGGATGTTTCATTCCACAAAATTTCTACATCTGCAAGGTCTCCACGCTCAACCGTAATTCCAGCGTCAGTGGTTGGGACTCCTGTAAAATTGCTATTAAGTTTTACCTTATTGTCTTCAATATTAATCTGGGTTGTATTTACAGAATTAACAGTTCCAATAACATTTAGGTTTCCGCCAACTTGTAGGTTACCAGTAATTTCAACATTGTCTGGGAGCCCGATTGTAACTGCAGCATTGTGTCCGCTATTTGGACTTACTGTAATTTCATTTTCTGTTCCAGAAATTGTTGCTACATAGTCTCCAGTTGTTTGTGAATCAAGAGGAATTACTAGGTTTGTATCACTTGCTGAAGTAAGTCTTCCCTGTTGATCTACGGTAAATGTTGGAACCTTTGTAATTGACCCATATGTTCCTGGGTTTACCGCTGTGTCGTCTAAATCAATTGTTGTGATGCCTGTAGAGTCGTCGTATGATCTTGTTAGTCCAACTCCACCCGCTACATATGTTCCTATAGCGTCTTGAATTACCTCTAATGATCCAGAAGTAGAAATCCACTCCGTACCATTCCAGAAGTACATGATATTATCGCCAGTATTATAGTAAACCTGACCTGAAACTGGGTTACTTGGTGCTGACCCTAGATTTTGAATTCTAGCATTGAGTAGCTCATTTTTGTTGAGATCAATACTAACTAAAAACTTTTTTGACATTGTCTTTCCCCCTTATGACAGATATGCTGTCCCTGAAAATGGCTGTGCCATAGTCAGCGTTATTGTGTTTACATTGTTGTAGTCTATACCTGTTTCAAGTATATCCCCTGCACTCGATTTTATTGTTACATTTGGATGATACCCAAGGTTATGATTTATTTCTAAAGAATATATTCCTGAAACTGGACCTGTAAGTTGAGCCAGCTCCCAAGAATAAGATAGTGTGTTTGCTGTTAAAGTTATAACCTTTGCATCTTGCCATGTTGTGTCTGAGAGTTTCGGTCCATAAAATTTAGACAAAATTGAGTCATAGTAAAAATCTCCTTCTAGTCCTAAATTATTTGAAGGAGCTCCAGTACCACTTAAAATGCTTTTTCCCCTAGGGCCTTGCGGTCCTGGGGTTGATACTATTACATCATTTTTTACTTCGGTTACGACTACTGTTTGTGTCATTATATGGTTACCGATCTATTGAGCGTCATAAAGCCCTCAAGGAGTTTTATTTTGTTCCCATTAGAATCGACAACCATAACGTCATAAGATGACTTAGGATAAAAAAGTTTGTTTGTTTGAGTTGGTGTCATTTTTATAGTTAATTTTCCATTTGGTTGGTCAATTACTATTCCACCAGAAGGTGATGTTAATGTTACGGCTAGTTTTGTGCCGCCCTTTGCATCACGAACTTGCATCTTTGCAGATGCTCCCGTTAAATCAATTGCGTTTCCATCATTATCCTTGTAATCTAATACAAAGGTAAATGTTGCATTTTGATCTACTTCAAAGTTCTTTTGTCCTGCCATTTGCCATAGTCTCCTAATTAGGAATACTCCTGTACTAATTTTAGCACAGGAGTATTCTTAATTGACTATTTTATTACTTTACTTAGTGGTGAATCCAAAAGACTTTTCGTTTGGATTTAGCGCCTTTAATATTACTGGTGCTGTTGCTGCAAATCCGCCCATCAATAGGTCTCTTGGGCTCGTATTTCCTGTCATATATAGGGCAATTGCTGCTCCTAGGAAGTGACGTCCGTAACTTGCTAACGCTGCTAGAATTTTTTCTTGCATTGTTACCTTTCCATCATTATTTAGATCTTGTTTCATAAGATCCTCCTTTTCGCTAGGCACTCTGCCCAGGAATTTTGGGTTTTACCCCAATTCTATAATTGTACCACTATGCACTAATATCTACCAGTTCGCAGTTTCCATCTGAGCTACAGGCGAGGGTAGCATTTGTAGAAGTTCCATCTTCTGTTTCGTAAAAAGAAAGATCTTCCCATCGAATGTTTTTAGGCATTTTTTCTACAAGAGCGTCATAGTCTTCTTTTGATACTTCTTGATATGGGGCCTGCTTGTATGTGTGTTCTGAGTGGGGAAGAAATGAAATTCCAGAAACTTCATCAAAGTTTTTGTATACCCAAGCTCCAACTTCCATCCACTCATCTTCTTTTACGGAAACAGTAATAGATGGCTTATGCTCACACCAAGCACGTTGGTATACCAGCCAAATATTAAGGTGGTCAATAGCGGTAAGATCGTTTCTAACAATTGCACCTTCTGGTGCTTTTACTGGAAATGAAAACACATAGGTGTCATTTGGCTTCATGACATCATCTTCTACTGGGATTCCGACTTCCTTTAAAAATGTAGAAATTGGATCTCCTTTTGAGCCACGAACTGTACGAATGTAATATGGTGAATGCCATGGATGCATTCCTGAAGATACCCCGACCAATTGAGACACTGTTCCAGAAGGCTTTACACAAGTAATAGCTGCAGACTCAGGAATCCCAATTTTCCTAGCCTCTTCTTGATTAACTTCTCTTGCTTTTTCACGAAGAGTCATCAAAAAAGCCTCTAGTGCTACAAGATCTTCTTTGCCAGACATGAACTTGTGCCCAAACTGCCCAGTTAAGGAAACTCCAAGCAATCTTTCTTCTTCTGTGTTGTCTTTCCAAATTTTACGAAGGTACTTAAAGTCTGTTAGTGTTGATTGCCACGTACCAAGAATTGTTGCAAGCTCAACTTTACGCTGAATATCTTTTTTTGTATCGTTTTCACGTAATACGACTTCTGAAAGATTACAAAACTGGTAAGGACGTAAAATAATTTCTGAGCATGGGTTAGTTCCGTAGTGTATATCTGGATCTCTTCTACCAAACTTGGCTGCTTGGGCTTGAGCTGCGGCCACATTGTATATACCTCGTTCTCCTGACTTCGAGTCATATAAAGATTTCCATTCTGCAATAAATTGCTCCATCTCTGGTTTGCGTGAATAGGCAACAGAGTTATTAGATAAAGCACGTTGTGGACTTTGCTCCCACCAATTACCCGACTTTGCTTGTGCCATCTCAATATCATTTATATTAGACAAAGAAATCATTGCGGAACGTCTGACTCCACCTACCACCACAACTTCACCAATCTTACACATAATGTCATGACATTCGATTGGCTTAAGATTTCTTCCAACGGCATTTTTAAATTTAGAAATAGTAAAATCAAAAAGATTTACCAATGGCTGTGGTCCAGATGATCTTCCACCCATTGTTTTAAGTCTTGCGCCCGCAGGGCGAACCTTTGAAACATCAATTGCTGGAATATGTCCAGTCCATAGAAGTGCAAGAAGTTCTCTGTATGCTTTTGCCCACCCTTGCTTTGAATCTTCTACTACAATAACTGTATCTGATTTTTCTAGTTTTTCTGGGACGGAGGGAAGCTTGTTAATATACTTATACTCTACTGAAAACCCAACACCTGTTCCGCACATAAGAACATACATTGTTTCATCAAATGATCTTGGTGAATCGACTGGAAGAAATGCACAATTGTATCCAGCTACGTTGTCTCTTTCAAGCGCCGCTCCAGAAGTCATAACAGATCTCATAGAAGGCATAACATTTCGTTTAAACACAAACTCTTTTAGTTCCGCAACTAGTTTTTCACTTGGAACATAATTGTGATTTTCTTTTAAATGATTAGTCATAAAAGAAAAATATCTATCTACTGTTTCTCCCCATGTTTCTCTGCGACCTTCTGCTTCTACCCATTTTGCATATCTAGATAAAGCAATAAAATTTTCATAAGGATTTTCAATAGTTTGTGACATTTGTTATACGACCTTTTCTCCGCCTTGCGGTGCTAATTTTGAATGAAGTCCAAGTGTATCAAACTTTTATTTAGCGGTCTACCCCTTAAAATATTTTATTTATTTTAGTTGACTGACTTGACACATTTATGTAATTAATGCTATTCTTGTAGTTCGTTATCTCTATAGGAGGAAATGCCAATGGAGAATATAAAAACGCAGTTTAGCGATTTGGTTCGTGACTGGACAGTAATAGCAGTTACAACACTGTTTTTGTTCGGAGCTCAGCCAGCTAGTGCTTTAACTGTAGTAAAACCTTTAGTGAAAACTGAAGCCCAATTAAAGCAAGAAGTCTTAGATAGTTTTAGTAAAGAGATTTACAAGCCATCTGAGATGCTTACAGACGAAGAGTTGGTAACACTACTTAAGGCTGTAGGATTCGAAGGGCTAGGCCTTAAACAAGCTTGGTCAATAGCAAAGCGTGAATCTAATGGAAGACCGCTTGCATATAACGGGAATAGGAATACAGGAGACAGTTCTTACGGATTGTTTCAAATAAATATGATTGGAAATCTTGGTCCTGAAAGACTTGAGAAATTTGATCTAGAGAGTAACAAGGAGTTATTCGACCCAGTAACAAACGCAGAGATAACGTATTATATGACCAAGGGCGGAAGTGATTGGTCAGCTTGGAAGGGTATGACCCCAAGAGCTAAGGAATTTTTATTAAAATTTCCGACAGAGTAAAGGAGATGTAATGAAGATACAGTATGTATCGACTTACATCTCTATGTCAAAAGAGGGATTGGTTGAAAAGTTTTTATGCCCAGTAGACCAATCTCTTCTTTTTTCTAATCAAGATATAGAAGAAAATATATTTTTATATTGCTTATCTTGTAAATATAAAAAAAACATTGGTTTTAATACTTACAAAGATATAGTAAAATTAGTAGAAGGGCAGTTAAAAAATGGCAGATTGTCAAAATAATTGCACCTGCAAAGTAGAAACAGAATCTGCACCCGTAATAATTACAGATGCAATGGGCAGAGAGGTTTTTTGGCTAGATGCAGGAAGACCAGAACAACAATAACGATTCAACAAATTTAGAAGACAATCTTCCTATGGTAAGCTATATAATGCTTCACAGAATATATGATCTTCTAACTTTAATTGCTAGCAAGGTTGCTGGCAGTGAGGATACTTCTAAAATGGTAGAGTATCATCAGGCGGGGTACTTGCTTGGACCAATGCCTTCATATAATCCAGGAGAACAAAATGAATAGACAAGAAACTCTAGACGTGTGCCTAAAAAGTGTGGTAGAGACAATGACAGACCTTTATTCTAGGGCTGGTGTTTCTGAAGCCGACAAATCGTCTTATCTAGAACAGGGAAATGAATCATTTAAAATAATTGCAATCAATATTTATGAAAAACTTGTTGAGGTTGGTGTAATTACAAATGACTAAATATATATATGAACCCATTACAGAAGTAGTTTTAGAAACCTTTAAATTAAATGCAAATGGTCTAGACAGATCAGAAGAATTTCCTAATGGCTTAACAGCAAAACTTATTGTTACTGCAAACTCTGAAGAAGAGTGTCTTGCTATTAGAGGTATGGTTACACACCATCCAAGCTGGAGATTAATAGGGACAGAAGAATAAATTGGAGTCTTCCGTTTCAAGATGGGTCGATGATTTAAAGTTTGTAGAGTTAAACGACGAATTAAACAAAAAAGCTCAAATGCAAAATGATGTCAAAGACCCATACTTTGCCAGACTATATGTACTTAGACAGTTAGCAGAGCAACAATCTCATTTAAATGAAAATTTTGCTGAGTGCGGTGTTTATGCTGGAATGTCTATGTATTTTGTTGAAGATTTATGTACAAAAAGATTTATTGGAATAGATTCCTTTGAAGGTGTTTCTGAACCTGGCGAATTTGATACCGATTATTTTAAAAAAGTTAAACTAGATATACCGATTGATAGAGCTAACTTAATTTTAAAAGGAATGAGGTCTCCAGAGCTATACAAAGGGTGGGTTCCAGAAATATTTAAAGAAATTGATGAAATGAAATATTCTTATGTTCATATTGATGTTGATTTATATGAGCCAACAAAAGAATCTATTGACTACTTTTGGCCTAAGATGGTTTATGGTGGAGTGCTAATTTGTGACGACTATGGATCCTATAAAACTATAGGGGCAAGAAAAGCAATGGATGATTTTTTTGGTAAAAAAAATATATTAGAGTTGCCTACTG